GGGACACTGGGACACTGGGACACTGGGACACTGGGAGAGCCGACTGGGACACTGGGACACTGGGAGAGCCGACTGGGACACTGGGACACTGGGAGATGTGATCAGGCAAAGTTTCTCCATATTGGTGCATAATACTACTTGCGTACTCGACAATTATCTGTCATACTATGGGGGTAACACAATGCAACTCTAATATAAAGGATAGAGACAATGAACGAACAAGACAAACAGCCCAAGCCTGAAATCAAGTACCACACAACTAACTCCTCACTGCGTGAAGACTTGACTCGCCAAGCAAATTCCATGAAGGCACGAATTAGAAAAGAATCTGACCAGTGTGAGTACACAGAAGTTAGTGGTGCATTCACAGACGACTTGATCCACTTCGGTGCAACCTGCAAGGCACACGGTTGGTGTTGCAGTGTTGACGAAGATATCAATTTCTTCCACGCAGTAGACCGTGCAACAAGTGAAGAAGTCGTCACTGCAATGCTTGATTTCGCATTCCGTAACTGTCGCCCAACTTACGAGGAAGGCAACTTCGACCAGACTACTGGTCATTCTAATCAAAGGGGTTGGGGAGACATAAAGAAGTCACAACGAATCCCTGCAACTTGGGAAGATCATTCATATATAAATGATATATGTCCATCCTTCTACCACAATGGTTGCAAGGTTTACATTGAATCAATCAATGTAGATGAAAGAGAGTTGGGAAATAAACGATACAGTGTCTACACAGTTGATCAAGACTATGACTTGCAAGAAAAAGATTTTGGTTTTGAAACTGATGACTTCGCCGATGTTGTTGCATTCGTAAATAGTCACAATGACCCTTGGTGCTGTCAGCGTATCCTCGCATACTTGGGCATTTTCACACTGAAGAATTGCGACCAAGCGAAGCAGTCTGATGGGAAACTCAAGGCAAAAGACTTCATCGACAATGACAATGTCCGCAAGGCAATCAAGTCACTCAACTTTATGTATGACGAGAATTGGTTACCAAGTGTTGTGCAAGAAGCACTAGACAAGTGTCCTGCATTTCATGTAGAGGAACGGTACTGTACTTACATGGATGTCACTGAGCCTGTGCTTGTATTCTCGTTTCCAACTGACGAACCATTAGGAGAAATTGATCTAGTCCAAGGTCACTGCAACCCATACATCGATGATGACTTCACACAGGACTCACTAGAGACTGTTGCAGACGATTTGAACGGAGCATTAGAAACCTACTGGGACGAACTACGCATTGCCAACTACAACAAATCCAACAAGTCTTAACTCGGTTGCGAGGTGGGGTGCTACCATTTGGTAGCATCCTTCCACACAACTTCGTGTGCATAATGAAACGCTGAGAGGCATAGCAAAGGATAGGAAAATGAATAACGAATACGAAAGCCCAATCAAAGCATTATTGGAATCACTGGAAGAAGGGTTTGCAAACACAGTCAACCCAAAAGGTTCATTAGAAATTGAACAGTTAGTAGTGGAAGGTTATATTAAGAATGCAGCCATTGGCAGATTTTTTGAATTGAGTTTACATTCGCAAAAATTAGTACGAGAACTTGTAAACCACTTGGCATCGGTTGCGCCAGTAAACTTCAAACAGTTTCAAGCAACACGCAAGAAAGTAACTGCGCCATACGGTTACATGGATGACATCACGGATGACATTGAAACCGCATTCACTTACATGGGAACTTTTGAGAGATTTATAGAAGAGTCATACCACATTAGTATCTGGACTAATGAGGAACTTATTAAAAAGCATGGAGGAAAATACTGTCTGATCTTAATGAACTGCGAGTACAACTCAAACGATCTTGAACAACTAGAAAAGATGCTGTTTGAATTTATTCAAGAAAACTGAAAAACAAAGGATAGAAAAAATGAAAGAACTATTACAAACAGCAACACCAACTAAGGGTTGGTTCTTTGAAGTTACATTTGTAACTGAACCATTGGTAGATACGCCTTGCGAGTTTCAGGGTTTCACCGACGGTTCAACTTGGAATGGGATGGGCAACATTTGGGTTACGCCCACTGTCTTTGAAAAGATAGTTGAAGATTGCCATGAACATCTAAGTGATGACATGGTAGACACACTTCAAGATCAAGGCTTCTTTGACTTGGACAGGCATGTTGAAGAAGATACAGGATTCATATCACTCGCAAATGGTTGGGCTACACACTTTCTAAATGGAGAATCACAATGAACGCAAAAGAATTAATAAATCACGAAAAAACACAGACCGACTTACCGTACTCGTACCACCAACTCGCAATAGCGGTCTACCTTGGCTTGGATACTTTGTCACACAGTGGACGGCATGAATTCCACAACGAAGGTAGTCTGGGTCACCCACAAGAAGGTGACATCCGCGAAGCAAGAGAAGGATACATTCCTGACGGCGATGCTTGGGAAGGTAGGGGTGAATCTGCTCTCTACGAAGTCAATGACAAATTGTACGCGGTGTACAACGATGACTTCGATGGGGACACAGTTGACCTCAGTGAACTTCATGTGATTGATCCGAACTGGGACACACTGAAATTCAGAATACAAGAGATTGATTACAGTGACTACGCTGACCTTGAAGATGAATTATCTGCGTTACGATTTCACATTGGAGAGATTGCTATTGACGATGGCTTTGTAGACAGTGGGCGAGTCCTTAAACTACGCGCAGTTGAAAGAGCCATAATCGCACGAGCAAAAGCAAAAGAATTAACGAACCAAGAACTAGCCGTACTCATTGCCGAGAAGGCTGCTAATGATGAGATCATAATCTTCACTGGCATGGACGGCAACCACTGTGTCACACCCGACATAGTGAGTGTCAATATGAACGGCAATGCCATACAGATCAGCACCAAGGAGGAACTATGATACAAATCAACCTAACAATAAAATCTGGCACGGAAGTTGTCAAACAACAGAAACTGCTTCTTGAAACCGAACAAGATGTTGAGAATAAACGACACATGGAAAGTCTCAGTAAAGAGGAACGCAAGATGTACGACTCACTACCTGTGGGTCTTCCAGAAGTCTACGACATCGGGGTGACACTATGAAGGAACACAATGAAAAAAATTAACTCACAAAGACTACTCGTACTCGCGGCATGGACTTACACTTGCGCCTACATATTTGAACTTTACATGAGGTACTCATGAACAGATCAACAAATAAATTTCACACCAACCTCAGACATCCAGAAAAAAAGGAATTAGATATTATGAAGTTAATCGACAAGATCAAAGATGAAATGTACCGACAGAAGTACACGGTGTACATGCTCCACAAGGCGTTGGGAGAGGCGGGGCATACGATCTCCCGCGACTCCCTGTATCGTTGGTACAAAGGCGAGACGCGCCTCAACTCGGACACTATGGAAGCGGTATGCTTGCTACTAGACCTACAACTAGAGAGGAGAGGCTCATGAGTTTTAGACAACAAATTTACGACCAACTACCCAACCCATCAGAGATCGAAGACATGATTGGCGAACTTGAACACTTTGTGAATCCTGTTCACGGAGTCTTCGCTGACTTCAAGGACAAGGGATTGTTCAGTGGAGGAATGGAAGACTATAAAGGATTGATTGACAAAGCAGACGAAGCAGGGTCAATGCTCAATAATCACTTGGATAAATTCCATGCCATCATGCAACTGGCAGATACCATCAGTCAAAAAGAACAAAAGAGGTAGGGTATTCGGGCTAGTCAGCCCAAACATGACACCTTACAAACCCACACAGACCCTTATAGGAGGATTGACCAATGACCACAGGCATAACTTGCGAACATTGCAACAAGACACAAGAGACAGTCATCAAAGAAGTAGACGGTGTGCAAACAATAGCACACGAGCCTCTAATCACCCTATCAAATGGAAACAAATACTGTCTCCAACACTACAACGAAGATGGAATATATCTGGCTGTTAAACTGAAACGAGAACAGGAAGGTAACAAATGAAAAACCCGCCACGAGCTGAAGATCGAACATTTCCTTTGCGAACCGCCACGTTGGGGTTCATATCAATGACAACACCCAAGCCTCGGCTTGCATCACGACCGAAAAAAGATTTTACTAAGTACAAGAAACGGAGAAAAAAATGAATCCATACACGAAACACATCGCCCTCAGTTTAATTCTGGTACTCATCTTTGTAGCGTTGGGAGAATGGATACCCGCAGGGATCATGTTCACGCTAGCAGTGTTCATCACATGGAGGGAGCATCGCTACCAAAGAATGTTGTTCAACCATTGGGAAAGAGAGCAGCATCGTCAGGATGCGATAGATGCCATGTCAGACCCCGACAACAAATTCCCATACAAGTAAAAGAAAACAACCCGCAAGTAAAACTGCGGGTTGTTTTTTATTTATAGTATTTAAGTGTCATCCTTCTTTTTCTAGCCCTTCTAGTAAACGACAGACATTCTCTACAAGAACGAGTGAGGCTCTCTGTTGCCTCAAGATTGCCATGACTATTTGATAGACTCTTAATGACACATCTTCTTCTGCCAACATACGCTTAACCATTCGCTCCTTGTCCGGGAATTCTTCAACGAGTTTTCTCAAATCTTCTGCATTACTGTTCGTCATTGATGCTCCAATCATAATAATTCATAATGATTAACCGATTAAACAAAGGCCAATACCACCAATTACCTTCGTGTTCAACATACTTTTGTTCTGTATGCACCCCATCCTTGGCGTGAAACAATATCATTTCTGCTTCTGGATAACCATCAAACCGTCTGCCGTCCGCGAAGCCGCCGATACATTCAATCATTTCCATTACTAATCTCCTTAACTTTTTTTGCCAGTTGTATTTTATCCATGAAGAGAATCAAATCTTCAGCTCGAATTGTTATCAGCCAAGGCTTTCTGTTTCTGCGGTGCGCAACATAGGGAACAGTGTTGTCGGCGCAGTCTCTGACAGCCTGATCGATTGCGTTATGGATGTTGAGGCGTTCGACACGTTTGATCTCTGGGTGTGTTCCGGCAATCCCATCCACCACATCTGCGTTTCCAGATAGCCCAGAAAACTGTTGTCCACGCCTAGCGTTCAATCCAAACGTATCATTCAACCACTTTGCAAACTCGCGTTCGCCAGCCGCGCCCTTTTGTCTCGAATTAATTGCCAACACTTACCCCCGCCGCCATTAGTGCGCGCTCTGCTGTTCTTTCTATATCTCGGTTACCACAATGTGCAGCAAGAACACGAACCCGGTTCATCTGTTCGATTAACATTTCTTCGTTTCTTTTGTGCGAACGCACTTCATTAATCTCTGGAAACTGAACACGATCATCGACCACTGGTACTGTGCAGTGGACAAGTTTGTAGTGTGTTACTTTCCCTCTGCGAAAAGTTTCTATCACATACCCCTGTTTACGCATATCACTCATCCGTTTGTGGGGGTTGTCAACAGAAGCTTCCTTCCTAAGTTGCACCAAAGTGTGCCAAGTTCCATCTTTCATGACCTCATATAGTTTTTTACAATCTTCGTTGTATAAAAATGTCATTTTACTTTCCGTTTTATTTGTTTTCTTCGTGCATCCATGAGCCGCCGTTTTGAACACTGACCATTCCACTGTTCCCACTCTGGGAATAACAAGTCTCCACCACTACGCTTCATCCACCCCGCTCTTAACATAGCCTGACCAAGCCCCGCAACGCCAACAACCTCGTCAAACTCTTCTGGCGTTATGTCGGAAATAATTCCATCAGGCGTGTGGTCACCCACCCATGACCACACCCTGACCATCATGCCAACAACGGTAAATTTATCTACTTCGAGAATTCTTGCAACTTGTACCGTCCGTGGTGATTCGTGCAAGTTGTGTCTAACAGGTATCCACGTTGCCATATTAACCTCTCCAATACTTTGTTTTATCCATGACACACATCACGGCTTCTTTCGTTGCGCCTTGGGACACCCACTCTCTCACATCCTTGTGTCGTGGAGGCTTGATAACCCTTACACTTGGCGCAACTAACAGTAATCCTGTTGCCAATCTCCTTGCGCCATCTAATCCTGCCCCATCCCGATCAGCGCAGATGACTATATCTGGTGCAGGGTTAAACTTTAATAACAATTGCCTAATCATTGACACATGACCCAAGCAAGATGGTCTACCGATTGCATCAAATCCCAATGATAAAACAGCAGCCGTATCAGTTGGACCTTCACAAATCATCAAGGCATCCTGTTTGCCAATACCTGTTGGGACAAACAGCCCTGAGCGACTACTCTTAACAGTAGATTTACTATCGTTGTCATGTCGCAATCTTATTCCCACTACATCGCCAGTTGCATTAACCATTGGGAAACCATACGCTCTTCTGTGTTGGTTTGCCCTTACGCAGCCAAGACGCTCCAATGAGGCGGGAGTCACTCCTAATTGGTTGGCGTACTCAGCCACTTGTGCATCAGTAGTAAATTGCTTCCACCGATTCATTATTGCACTTGGGTTAATTGTCCTCCTTTGCTGTTGGGGCTTTACAACCAAGCCCCCCCCAACAGAAGTTCCGGCATGCAGATAGCCGCCATTACCCAAAACAATTGAGCTGGGCATGCGCATGCAACAGTTAACAGATTCGTCCGCAGCCCTTGTACACCAATCATGCTTCTTGCAGATGTGACACGGTCTACTTTTTGAAACCCTGACCCACACTATGGGTTCTTTGTTTTGAAAAGATGGGTTTGCTGCTTCTTTCCAATCAAACATCGCCATCAATATCCAGTAGTGCCAAGAGTGCCTTTGCTTCTGCACCAGTTTTGGCGGGGGGCAAATCATTCATGATTAATAAAAAGATCTGCGGGTCTGTTGGCGGACACATATCTAGCCATTGTCGCAGTAACTCTTGCTTTCTTTTCATTCGTTCTTGTTTAATTGCGTCGCTTTTTTTCATATTAAAACCTCTCTATATTTTGTTTACTATCAACACGCTTCCAACCATTGGCAGCGACAGCATCAATGAGTTTACTCGCTTCGTCTCTACTTATGTCGGGGGAGTAGCCAAATCTTCGTAACAATTTGGCCTGTTTGTAAGTTGCTTTCCCAGACTTAGCCCTTTCTATTAATCTACCTATCAAAGCCGACCCTTCTGAGGATGTCATACTTACAGCATCGGCACTATCGACCCCAAATCTTTTCAATCCGGCGACAAGTCGATCAGAACATGGTCTGTTCGATGCCCCAAAACCCTGCCGTTCTACTGGCTTCATTCCGATTGCGCCAAATGGATCGGTGGTTCTTGAACTCCAATCAACCCTTGCCCTTAATTTCTTCCGCCTAACCTGTTCATCTAACTCACGTTGCTTTGCCGCTTTGATTTTTTCTTCTAATTCTTCACGAGCTTGTTTTAGGGCTTCATCAACATCTTTGGGCTGGGTAGTGTCCGACAATATCTCTCTTGCAACAGTTATCTCTTCATCACTATATGTACCGCCCAAAAGGTTTGCAGTGTGCATAAGTTTGTGCCGTCCAGCGTTGCCAACAAAATCGACAACCTCAAGTGTAGGCTTACCTGAATCCGCTATTGCAGTGCGCCTATCTTCCGACGTTTCTAATCCATCAACCACATGGGGCAATGTTCTTGTGCCACGCCCTACCATTTGGGCAAACAAAGCCCTTGACTTGGTTGGTCTTGCTAGCACAATTACTTCGAGAGTAGGCTCGTCAAAGCCCTCTGTGAAGCAGCCAACATTTACAAGTATCCTAGTTTTACCCTCCGCAAACCTTCGCAAAGTTTCTCTGCGACTATCTTTGGGTGTCTTGCCACACACCCACTCAGCAGAACCAAATTTGTGCCGATTGAATATCTCGCACAATCTTTCCGCATGTGCAACACTTGCTGCGAACACCAAGGTCTTGCGATCACCAATAATTTCGAGGGTTGGTGTTGCGATGCCGTGCAGATTCTTTTCGTACTCCATCACTGCTGCGAGTTGCTTGCCATTAAGATCCCCGGCTGTTGTTTTAATGCCAGAATAATCTAGGCTGTTAACTACAACCGACCTCTGCACTATTGGGACAAGCCAGCCGTCAGCGATAGCATCATGAATCTTATATTCGTAGGCTACCGAATCGAATATCATGCCCAACGCCTTCTCGTCTGCACGATCAGGCGTTGCTGTCACGCCTAATATCTTTACGTTTGGGTTATTCTGTTTGTAGTAGTCTATGATTCGTCTATAACTCTTGGCAGGAGCGTGATGAGCCTCATCTATTATTACTAATGAGAATTGCTTAGGGTCAAATTTCAAAAGCCTGTTACTAGCATTCTGTGTCTGCACACTTGATACAACCACCTTTGATCTATTAAAAAACCCCTCGTCTGCACGATAGTCAGCCATCTCGATTGATGGTTTTGTTCCTGTAATTACCTCTACCTTTGCAGCAGCTTGCCAGATCAATTCTTCTCGATGTGCAAGGATCAGTATCCGACCAGATATTTCTCTATCAACCAAGTGAACAAACACAACAGTCTTGCCTGTACCTGTTGGGAGAACAAGTAGTTGCGCGTCATTATCATTCCATCCATCATTGATGTGGGTAATCGCCTTTTCTTGATACGGTCTAAGGTTCAACGTAATTCTTCCATCAAGCATACGAATGCTTTCGCCGCAACAATAGGTACTACTCCGTTTCCGAGTAGTCGCAGAGAATCCAATCGACAGGAACGCACCACGTTGCCGTCGGCAGTGCCATGAGTTGCGCCACCCAAAGCGGTGATAATCTCTTCACTTCCAATTGTTCTTGGGGCTTCCCAGATGTGTTGGGATTGTTCGGGGTGTGCTGGGAAGCCGCCACTGAACACGCTAATCGCTTCTTGTGTGCAAAGCGAATCAAATCCTCTGGGTTCTTCGCTGTGTCCTTGTGATCTCTCGTGGTAGGAGTCGGCCAGTTCTCTACCGCAGTCTTTAGTGGGTTGCCCGAGTTCTTCCCCCTTGGGTTTCCCTTGTCCGTGCTGCCTCCCCCCGTACTCGCTGTCGGAGTCGGCCAGTTTACAACATCCTCCTGAAGATTCCTGCAACCGCCCCCCTTTGCAGCATCCGTCAACTCGTTTGGCTTTCTTATCTGATCTCCCCTTGTCGAATCCGTCACTTGTGGTGTTGCCCAAGTCTTTGTTTGTCGAACAGCGACACCCAGACTCTTTCCCGGTTTTCCCTTCGCTCTCCCATCTTCGTAATCCTTCACCCTCTTGTTGTAATTCTCTAGTGGTTCGTCGTGATTCCCGCGATCCGCATGAATCCCCGTTGGGGTTGGCCAGTTCACCGCCACATTTATGTGAAACTGTTTGTTGATTCCCTGCTTCGCCTTCTCCGCCTGTTGGCGTTTCCAATTCTCTGGATCGATTTCCACTCCTGCTCGGTGTGCTTGCATCACATCTGGCGTTGGCCAATTCGTCTGAACAACATCTGTCAACGTGTCCCCCACAACACTCTTCCAATGTGGCTTGGCTGCTGTCGATCTTCGACTGCCCTTCGCATCGCTTGCTGTCGGTGTCGGACACCGCGAGGATGAACACTCGCTTCCTTTGATGAGGCGCGCCGCATTCCTCCGCACTGAATATGCTTGCCGTTGCTCTGTAACCCAACGCCTCCAATCTTCCCAAGACATACTTGAGAACACTTGTACCTTCTTCTCCTCCATACTTAGAGGAAATAATCCCTTCGACATTTTCGAGGAAGATGATTCTTGGTTTACACTCCATGATAATTCGTTCGATGTCTGGGAACAAATGTCTTGGATCATCTGTACTTTTTTGCTGCCCTGCATGGCTGAATGGTTGACATGGGAATCCGCCAGTGAGGATGTCCACGAGTCCACAAAATGGTCGTGCATCGAAGGTTTTAAGGTTCGTCCACAAAGGTGCTTCATCCAGTTGTTTGCTTTCCATCTTCTCAACCAAGTTCCCCGCAGCGAAGGCTTCGATCTCCACATAAGCGATTGTTCGCACTGTTGGGAGAACGCTTCTGAGTCCAAGGTCGATGCCTCCGTAGCCGGAACATAAACTGAGGTGATTGATTTTGGTAGTATCCACATTTCTATCCTTTCATTTCTTCTGGCAAGCACTTCCATAGTTGTTGGGAGAGCCACCCACGATGAGAACATTCTGAACAACCATCGCCGTCGCAGTAGACACACACCGCGTAAGGCATAGCCGTTTTCTTTAACGCATTAATAATGTTTAAGCAGTCGGCAACAAAAGCACCAGTGGCTACATCGGCAGCAACGGCATCCATTCTTGATTCTGATTTTTCGCCCCAGCTTTTCAGAGCATGGGCATGGGTCATAAGATCTGTAATCTCATCTGTAATGCTTTCCCATTTTCTACAAAGGTGTTCAGGGATTACATTTCCAACCGCATCCTTCTGAACAGGAGGCATCGGAGGATTCTTAATAAGTACCTCCTTGGGGCTTCCTATGTTACTTGTTTCTACTTCTCGACCACTCTTGGTCACTCTTAATGTAGGTTGACTTGCAGACTCTGCAAGTGAGTTTCTATTTGTTCGTACTAATTCGTGAGATACGCCAACGTGACTTGCGATCATGGAGTCGCTCCACTCTGGGTGAATTTTTAATCCCATCACAACAGCCCTACGTTTGTCTGCATTTGTCCTTCTAATGCCATGTGTTTGGTTCGCTGCAATAGCATGCCACTGAGCGTCCTCACGAGTCCCCTCACGGACATCTGCGTTGATCTTGGACATCAACGCCTTGCGACTAGCATGCCATCTGTGGAAGCCGTCAGCAAGCCACATGTCAACGCCATCATTGAACACAACAATAGGCGGCAACTCTTTTGCCGACTCGTATGCAGCAGCATAATCTGATACTGCGGTGACATCTATTGACACTCTTGACTGAGTGTCACCATTAATTTTAATATCTTCTATAAATATATCTTTAATAGTCATAATTAACTCCATGAAAAAAGTCGATGACAACCAACGAGGGCTGCCACCGACCAGAGGTTACTTGATACTTAGGCGGTTGCCCCTGTCTTGCAGAATAGCAAAGTCAAGTTCTTCACCACCCTCTAATGTCTCTCTAATCATGTCCTTGTTTACTGTGGATACAACTTTATCTACCATAAACTTATCGGGTACTACGCCATAAATATCTAACGGTTGTTTCCCGCCATTTCCGGCTACTGAAACCCTATATCGGTCTGTCTCTAGTTTTTTGATGCCCAGTTCTGACAACGCAAACTTCAACTTGTCGGCTAAAAAAACCGCCGTGCCAGCATCCGTTCTGGCACGAGCGGCTAACCTGTCTGCTTCTTGCTTCCGTGTTGCAGACCTTGCTTTTAACTCTGTGATAAACGCCGCGTAGTTATCCACCTTGTTGTCAAGATCGTGTTGCATCTCAGACAACCAAGTGCTAACAGCGTCCTCAACTTGTGGATCTTCCATATTGCCACCGCATTCATGGATTAGGTTGTCCAACGCCACCATATCATCTGTAATTTCTAATAGGGTACTCAAAACGGAACCTCTGAATCTGGGGGTACGGTTTCTTGTTTCGCAGCAGAGACAGCAGCATCAAGATCTCCTGTATTCACTGGCATTATGTCAGAATAATCCTTGCCGTTCTGTGATTTTTTCCACTCAACATTGATAGCCAACTTTCGACCAACAAGATTTGTTTCTGCAAACTCTGGGTCAGCGAACGATGCAGGAGTAATTCCAGCCTCGGTCATCTTCGACATATTAGCAGGAGGGTCACATTCTTTTAGTATCCTTGCGAGAACCCAACCCGCCTTGTCAGAGAGTGTCACAAATTGCGCAGCCTCTCTTGCTTCTTGGTCAGCAAAGATAATCAATATTTGTGGATCACCCTTACTACTTTCAAACGTACCATTCTTGCCGCCATGTACAACCTTTACGATGTGTACTTGGTGCATACCAGTAGGTAGGCGTTCAGCGAAATCGCCGCCGCCGTCCTCTGTTGCTTTTTCATTCCAATCGAAACTCATAATTAACTCCTAAGTTAAAACTTTTCTACCTTGGCTGTTTCGACAACCGAAACAACCTCTTCGCCATCGAACGCTTCTTTGGCATATTCTACTAAATCAACTTCTGCATCCTCAAGCCATGCTTTCATCTGCTTTCCAAATTTCGCATCTGGTTTATCAATCAACAAATCTTGAAACTTGCCAGTACGGTCTTTAATGACATGACCAATATGTTCCGTACTAATCTCCATCAAGAGGTCGAATTCGTATTCGATTCCCTTGCCCTGTTCAGGTGCTAAACCAACCCTGTCGATAGTGGTTTTGCCGCGAGAGTTCTCGCCAACCTTCCACTCGGTTTTGGTTCGCATGGTTGCGATGATATGACATGGAGAACGTAGCATGGCATCCACAAGTGATCGTTGCCGGGGCGTTCCTTCGCTCCAAGCAGACCAAGTGTTTCCGCGATACTTTGTTTTGGCAAGGCTGTCTATCTCTGTCAACAACTCCTGCCACGCATGGGTCAAACTGTCAATGATTAGAACATCATAATTCGATCCAGCGTCATTGATTGCCGAAACATAGTGGTCGATACTTCGACCCTCTAGTTCACAAACATCGAATCCAAAACGATCTGCATACTTACTAGCACTGCCACGTTCCGTGTCTATGACCGCAACCTTTTTACCAAGTCCTCCTGCAACAGCAAGAGCCGTGAATGTTTTTCCTGCACCCGCAGGGCCAAAAATTGCAGCACGAAGTTTCGACTGCTTCTTAGTGGCTTTCTTAAATTGTCCCATGTAAAAACCTCCTAGGTTTTGGGAAAATCACCCCGCCAACCCCCGAAGGGGTCAACGAAGTGAAAGGATAGAACGACACGACCGTCTAATCCTAAGAAAAGAAAAGTATGCCTAGAACAACTAGGCTAGTGACTACAAAATAACAGGCGAAGTAGGATAAATAAAATCCTATCCCAACTTTTATCTTGTTGTGTTTTGTTGGGGTCGTGTCTAGCATGCCTAATAGAGTACCACAAAGCCTATGGGTCTGTCTACACCTCTCTGAACTATTTTGCCGGAATTACTTCGAGATGAATATCTTTATTCTCTGCATAGAACCTTAACCACATGGCTCCAATGGGTTTAGGTGGTCCACCACGCTCGATGTGCCAGCCACCAAAACCGTCCATATATTCATCTTTATATGTACCTATCCGTATATGTACTTGCTCGTCTATCGCTATCGCGTTGTTCTGAAGTATTCTTTCCCTTGCGATTGGGACAACCCACTGATCGTGAGTATGCCCACTGCAAACTATATCAGCGTCTGGTAGATATACCGCCAAACGATTTGTCTGAATCACGCCGCGAGTTACAGGTCCACCACCACCAGACCCATGATAATACTTCATATTAAACTGCTTGCCTGTCTTACCCTTTGTAAATTTGAATCTCACCCAGCCGCCATATCCGCCAGCTTGTACATGATGTCCAGACATAGCAGACATTCTCTCGCACGTTCGTTCGGTCAAATCTGTTTCATGGCACTTTAATATAGATGTCTCATGGTTGCCACGACCAATAACCACGAAGTTCTTAGCGTAGGGTGCATAAAATTCTGCTGCACACTTTACCAGAGAGTCGAGGTATTGTCCCTCCTGCTGCTCAGGTCTGCAAGCCGATAGGTCTGATCTACGATCCCATTTGCCCTGCATAGCACAGTGCATGTCGCCAACATCTATTATGCCAGCGTTGCGTTTCACCGCTTGTTTCAAATGTTTAATTTCTAACGCTTGGTCAGTGTGTCCATTATCGTGGTGACGATCTGATGACAACAAGAACCATTGTTCCCACCCACCATAACGCTTAATCTGAGTCCTTACAACATGGACATTTCGAGATGGATGCGATACAGTAAATGGAAGTTTTGTCATGCAATAGATACCTTTGTTGAAGCATCAAACAGTACAGCCCCGCCATAAACAGTTATGTCGTCGCCCGAATCATTGGTAAATGTTGATGCGCCAGTTCTTGCGTCGAGTACACCGTTGGGATACACAAGGGTGTCACCAACCTCTATCGGTGAACCAGTGTTGCCACGGAATGATGCTCTTCCAGAATAAATAGTTAATTCATCAATCTCGTCGGTATAAATTGTAGCGGAAGTGCCACCAGCAATTACCAAATCGCCTACCGTCGCAGAAGATTGATTAAAATATAATGAAGAACGGTCGGCAAACGTCCCAGCCGCAACGCCACCATCCAAGGTTATATATGATCTAGTTGAACGAACTGTATACCTATCAGACAGTTTGACTCTTGCTCCGCTATGAACATCTACTGTGTTCGTATTGGCTCCGTCAATCTCCACTGTCGTTCTTGCTTTTTGCACAATAACTAAAGCACTATTGCCAGTGATGTAGAAGGATTGAGATTCGCTAGAGGTGTTGCCCACCCTAACAACATTTCCAACCGCGCCTGTTTGAATATACATTTTAGAATATCTACTGCTGCAAGCAAGTTTGTTGGTCATCACCAGTATTGTTGATGCCGATGTACCAATATCTCCTTTATAGTTTCTGCCGACAAAAACTTTATCACCTAGTATATACCCACTTGTAACGCTAACATTCCCAGTATTAAAAATCGCAATATCGAGGACTGTGGGTGCTGTATCACCAACCCAATTACTATCGGTGTTAGCGTTACCGTCACCCGCGCTGCCGTCCCAAACAATTCTATCTGCCGTTATACATTCTAATCTTGGACGGTCACCCGCACTGGTCGCTTCCAGTGAGTGATATTGACCGCTTGCTCTTGACGTTGCTGTGTCGCTTAATGGAATACCTACCCATAAATAAAGTGTTCCGCTCCTGCGGTTGATAGCATCAACAACCAATTCTGTTATATCAACTGAAACATCATCGTCTGTTCTAAAACCAACATCAAAAGTCGCATAAGGTTCGGTTGTTGCACTGTCACTTGCACCACCATCGGCTGCCGTCCAATCTGTTCCAGTTGCAGAAACAAGCCAAGTTGCTTGATTTTCAACAAAATCCCGTGCTAAACGGTATACATAACACTGCCTTGCACCCGCACCCTTCCCCGCGCCTTTGTAATTAAGTTTGAAGTTCACCTGTGTCAATAAACTTGGTGTTAAAGCGGAAACGTCAAAAGCAAAGATGCCATTAGCCCTTTCGCCTTCTGTGCTAAAACCAATTGTTTGCTGTCCTAATGTAATAAAGGCATCACCTGAATTATTTGCGCCTGTATTATCGCCATCAAGCCAAGTGTCTTTTGAAGCATAAATTGTTGAAGTTGTAGACATTATGTGATTGTCACCACTCTGCCTATGTCATATTCGATTTTACCACCCTCTACTTGGATTGCGTTGGTAAAGACAGCGTTTTGTAAACCACTTCTTTCGTTCAATTTTGCCCCCTCATGCAAAATACAATCCGTGATAGTAAAAGTAGGTGCTAACGAATCTGAAGTGCTAAAATCCCCACTATACAATGTGAGCTGGTCAATGGTACAAGCACCTGTTGGATTAAATCTGACGCGACCCCCATAAGTTTCTAGTAGGTCAATTGTGTCGGTAGATGAAATCGCGGATTCTAATTCTCCGCCAAATACTGTTACTGTTGGGATAGCCTCATTCATATTAAAGGTTCCACTGTCCATAGTTAATGCACAAGATGCGTTAACAGTAGTACCATCTGCCAATGTCGTAGTTACTCCGTCCGCCCCTATCTGCTCTATAGTTGTAAGCATATTACAACTAGCGTCTATATTAATTGAGCCGCGGCCACCAACAATTCGCAAAGTTGTGATCGTGTCGGCACTTCCATAGAAATTAAGGGCTGTTGTACCTGTCCCTGTATCCTGCACCGTCACTGTTGTATATGTTCCTAAAAAATATGCCCCTGCGCCTCGTCCTCCATAATCCAAATCTGTTGCATCTATTGTCAACTTTGTATCAGAAGATCCTATTGAGCCAGTGTATTTTGGTCCAACTACTATTCTGGTAACAGTCGTCTCTGTACCCCCCGCTATATCTACACTACCACTTACTACGAACGCTGTGTCATCCGCATCTGGAACACCACTAGGTGACCAATTTGCAGCAGTACCCCAATCATTCTCAAAGTCAGTAGTTCCACCTACCCAAGTTCTATCAACTGCTGTCATTTAATTCACCATTTCCCTTTTGGGCATTCTTCATGCTTCAATTTAACTTTGGCTGCGCAAAAACATCCGCAGCCACCCAGTTCTTTACCCTCCGCGTCGATCTCTCTACACACTCCAAAATCGTAGATGGGACACTTAACACAAATCTCTTTTCTCTTTTGTATCATCTCTTTATCAGCAGCGTCAATACCTAACTCAGATTTAAGAAGTTTTGCACCACCCTGTATTAATCTTTTAAGTCCTTTTGCGGCACAAGTTTTACAGCCCTTTTTATCTGTTGGAGCGGGCTTGCCCTTTCTTGCCCCTCTGTCCTTGGGCTTGTCTTTATTGTATTTGTCGCGTTGCCTTTTCCACGGAGGATCGGCTTGTTCTAACAATTCATTAAGGCGAGCCTTTTCTTCATTGTGTTTGTGAAGAATCTGGTCTGCTCGTATCTTTCTTTTTTTATCTGCCTCTTTCACTGTTTGCTCCATTGCCTCGAGTTCTTGTTGAGTAAATCCTGCATAGCCCTCTGGAACCATTATATGGACATGATCCTCAATTTCATTCGCAATTTCATATAATTTCGTTGGTTTCATGCTAAAGCCCATGTAGGTAAAGGGTTGTTGTTTGGGATCATAGATATGGATACATCTGCACACATGTGCGCTTGCAACCCACCTCCCGGACAGGGCTGACAATCCGCATGGTTCAAATCTGGCTCACTTAAACAATGTTGACACGGATACAAGGGATTGGGTATACCGTTTGTATCCAAATGCTCATTTGGTCCACAACAATTGCAAGGATCGCAATCATCGCAATCAACGCATCCTGTATCCCAATCCGTATTACAACAATCGTCGCAGTAATTGCATCTACACCACCAAATCGCCGGAGGGCCATAATACTCGCCGTCAACCTCTGGCGTGTTTGGGTGTTCAAAAAGCCACTCTGTACTTCCGCAATATGAACTTGGAACCATACAAGTATGCACTGTCCCCTCGCCGGGAGTGTGTCCCGGAAGTGTTGGTCCACCAAATATGGCTGTCGGGTGCAACGATACCAACGCCCCATCAGTTCTAACCGTCGAATCAAATGATGTAAGTGGGGGACAAGAACATCCATGAGCCGAAAGTTCAGGCTGACCGTCTTGAGTATCATTATCGCAATTCGAGTTACAAATACTTGTAGCACCCCACCACACGCCGCGATATGCTAGTGCCGCCGCAGAGCCGCCACCAGCAGCCAGATAACAATCATCGTCGTCAAATGGCTGAATACAGTCAAAACCGTCACCTTGATGCCCCATCACAGACCTTGCTTGTTCTGTAAGACCGCGTATCTCTAATTGCCACGCACTATCACAACTTCCGGGATCTGTCTTAATTGTCATATATGCTTCAATATGATGAGGCTTAAAACTGCCACATGACCAACATGCGTAAGAAACATCATCAAACGAATCACAAGCACTACTGACCATGCCGGGGCAGGGTGGGGATGCTGGCACTTGATCTACACAAAAAGCTTGTCCGTCACTACCGCCATGTTCCATCGGAGAATGAAGTCCCCAAACATCTAGCGATGATGCAAATCCATCATTCATCGGAACGCACGGATTTTCAGGATCACAGGCTGCGGTCGGCCCGCCGCAAACAACCGCCTCTGTTGGGTCGCCCACATGCTCACAATCGCAATCTGGATATGTATCACTTTCCTCATGGCAGCAACAGTTGGAACAGTCGCAAGAACTTGTCCAATACCCACCCCAAAAACAACGACAAATTGTTTTTGATGTCCCTTCTCCAGAATCCCCCCCACCACTGCAATAGGGTTTATCTGATCCCGCCCTCGTAAGCCTTACATGGTGTGTAGTTTCTGCATAAGAAACTGGATCTTGAACACCGCCAGTGATGTTTGTCCATCCAGATGGAGCGCCAATTACTGGTGTCTCATTATTTTGCATCGCTCCGTCGCACGGCTGTGTTAATGGTGGGTCGCCACTACAACAGGTTTGTCCCTGTATTACGAATTCTTTTAGTGTGAATGTTATATCAATATATTTCTTACAATTGTGTCCATCCCCACACGCTGGTGCGCCCTGACAGTCACAATCCTGCCATTCTCCACAGTTGTCCCCATCCCCATCGCAGGGCTGGCATTCTCCGCGACATCCACCACACTTCCCGCGATAAGCGTTTTCGGCTAAATCGCCGGGGAAACAGTTTTCTTTGTGCTTACAATATCTATCGTGTGTAAAACCGGGCATAATTAAGGTGTACAATCCGCACAAGTGCCATCATAGGCATTTTCTGCTTGAAACAAATATCTTTCAGTTCCGTCCGACTCTCTTGCAGCCCACATAATCACGATTGGAGTTGTCCATAAAGGAAACTCGTATTGCGTACACGGCTCAAAAGGTTCACCCTCTTCTCCACAAACACCGTCAATAAGATACTCTAAAACAGTGTCGCCACCCCCAACTGCTTGCATCATAAAATCTCCTATACCCTTGGTTTCGTCTGTTCCGGGAGCAGCATTATGACTTGTGTTAAACGCTTCCATAATGTTGAGTGCGGGGGCGGTATAAGGTTCGGTGTGACATATTGCATTGCCACAGCCACATTCAGGTACACATGGCTGACTTAATGGGTTGTCTGAATCATAGTCATCAGTAGTCCACGCTTCGGGAACATTTGTACCCCATGAAGTTTTTGTTAAATCTTCTTCCCATTGAAAGAAGCCTTGCAGAGCAACCGTTTCATCCCACGCGTTGCAACAGACGACAGGTCCATATCCTCTAGTGGCAAGGCACTCGGCAGAACACTCTGGCTCACCTGTGCTAGGAAAGACCCTAACCCAAGCATATTCATAAACATTGGGATTCTGAAGATCCTCATCTAATACATGTGCGCGAAGCAGTTTTGCAAAAAACCACTCACGGCGGTTCTCAAGAAAAAGTAATCGTTTGTGTAGTGATTGAAGATCGTGTCCATCAACATTGTTGTCCTCAAACCACTGAAGCATTTTCATTTGCCTCGCCCAAATGTCGGGAGTGTATACACCTAGCCCTGTAGTTATATTTGGGTATTTACTCATACGCTTGGTTGGAATCCAAACTCTATCGTTTCTTTGAACGGTTGCCGCCATGATACAGGCTGGGTGGGAGGGCTAACAGAATTGTCGTAATCAACTTTCCCATTTGCGTCATAGCGGGGAATTTGACGAAGATGATACCAAGCATCGTACACAAATTTATAGGACACTTTATATTTATTTACGCCAGACCTTGACACTGAAATACCAGCAAACACGACCGAGCCAGCAGGAAGCCCAAGCCACGAGTTAAGATTCCTTTTACCAGCGTTCTGGTGATGTACCATCTGGAAACTATTTGTTTCTATTTCTTCGGTAATGTTAATTGTGGTTTGTGGCACAGCTTTTGAAATCGGATTGCCCATAAGGGCCTCTAGCGTCCCTGTTATATATAAGGGATTCTCAGGGTCCGGGTCTGGGTCGTCTATGTTAATTGCGCTCAATGAGAAGCCACTCTTATATAGATCGACAATTGCAAAGGCTGAATCAATACTTAGTCCCACGCTGGCAACCTCGTCTGGCTGCAATGGATTGTCGCCGCCTGACCCTGTGCTATATGGATTATATTCCCACGTTACTTCCCACACACCTATTCCTTCGTCGGAAGGAGTCATGGTATAAGTATCCGCCAACAGGTTCTCAGCGTCTGGGTGCGACTGTCCTTTTGTCGGCATTTGTGGATCAAGAAGTATGTCTACTGCTTCTGCAACCATATCAACCTCATCGTCATAACAAACAAAAATTCTTGAAGCGGTGTGACCGCCGGATGATGAGAATGTTCTACTGCCAAGTTTTTCAATAATCTGGATGGTCATTGTGTGAACGCTCCCCTTTTGCCCGCAAGCGACTGAGCTATACTATGTAGATGATTTTTAGATTGCTTTTGGATTTGCAATGACTGTTGTGCGGTTTTTAGTTGTTGATCTTGTGAGCCTCGCACCTTAAAAGTACCCAATGCTGTCTGAATACCAGTAACGGCGTGGCTTGTGTCCACCTGCAACTTCTCCCCCAATATTTCTTTGGCCCTTTCTGCGCCTAGTGCAAACTCAGTTCCATCAAGCATCCCTCGGTCGCGCATATTTTTAAGGTCTGCCATCCGTTTATCAAATTCACCACGAGGCCCCCAACCCCATTTCAAATTCTCTTTGAGTTTATCTGATTCGTCTTTTAACCTTTTTGTTGTTGCTACATCTTTTTCTTTCTGTGTCAACAACTTATCTAACGCTTTCGCTTCATCTAAGATCGCTTGTGAGACACCCTGAGTCTTTGCAATAAAAATCTCTTGCTCTCGACTCGTCATGCCAATTGTTTGTGCAAGTAATTCGTTATCTGCAATTATCTCTTCTAAGTCTCCAGTTGCTGTGGCGATTTTTTCCGTATCAAACCACTCTCCACGAACCTTGACCAACCGTTGATGTTGCATCTCCGCGCCCACAAGAACAGCAAAATACTGATCCATTTCCTGATTTAGCGAAGCAACTTCTGCTTCCATATCGCCCATAAGATTTCCCTTACTCATAAGTGAATCAAAGAAAGATAATTGGGGCTGCACCCCACCTAAATCTAATTGTGGTGCAAGAGGGGTCTGCGACATTGTCTGGAGTGAATCGGTCAATTCTTTTGATCTCTGTTCCATTTTTTCAAAAGGATTCAACTCGGCCATTTCTTTAATTGTATTATTAAGATCCTTTTGCTTCTGCTCTAAATTCTCCTGTTCCGCAAGCAATTCACCCATTTGATGTGTAATCTCTTGAAAATTTGCGTTTGGGAACGCGGCTTTTTTATCTAGTTTTTCCAGACTTTGTTCCACCCTCAACAACTCTTGTTCTACATCGTATAGTTCCGATACTGCTTCATCTTGTGGACCAATCACTTTTGTGTTTTTTATATTCTCTAACTGACCCATCCCGTCAAGGTAAACTTGTAATTCTTTAGCCTCGTACAATTTTTGTTCCATGCCACCCTCGTCATATTTCGAGAAATCTTCGGCTGCTTTTTCTAGTTGCCATTTTGCATTTTGAACCTCTACTGCCGAGTTCATCAACTTAGATGTAATCGAGTCTTTGAATTTGTCTATGTTTTCTTCAATAGGTTGTGCCACCGCTTCCCCTGTGGACATAGCTCCCACTATTCTTTTTGAGCCAACCTTTGCCATATTGAGAATTGCTGGCTCAAGATTTTTAGCCATATCTTTAATAATACTATCCCCACCCTTATTTAACGCTTGGTTTACGACCCGCTTTCTACCCATAAGCTGTTTTGCTGCACTTGTCAATAGTGGCGTACCCTTAGCGACAGCACCAGCACCACCGGGGCCTACCATTGGGGTACCGTATATAAGTTTTTTCTTTCTCGGTTTCTTGCCAGCGTCAAACCCCGCCATATAGTCTTGCGAACCACCAATGTTTATGAGAGGAGTCGATTCTTCTAATTTGTTGTGTTTCTTGAGCGTGTTTTCATACCGCACCCTCATTTCAACTTTTTCTTTCGCCGCTTTCTCATAAGCGCGGGTTTCTTGATTGAGACTCGCCAATCTTGCTTCCGCTTGTTTGCGCGCCTCTCCTTTGTCTGTTCCAGAAAATAGATTACTCTCTATTCTCTCAGCCGCCTTTATTTGATTTTCAACCTGTTTTTCTACTTTTGCCAAATCTTCTTGTATGGGGACGGTTTTAACCCTTGGGTCAATCGTTATGAAAATTGGGGTGCTACCCACCTTTTTAATATCTCTTATTAGATCATCTATAAAATCAGTGGCTTTTTCAGAAGTCTCTTTAAACACTGAAGCTATATTATCTTTTGCAGCAATCGCCGCCGCTTTCATTGTCCTCGCCGCTCCGACCACCGCGTTAGTCATTGACCGAGAAAGCAGTATGTATGTTTCTTCTGAAATCGTCCCAAGGGCTTTTAATATCAGCAGGGCGGGCTGCCACACGAGATTCATGAGGCCTAGAATATGCATTATTGCGAGGGACAAAACACCTTTTATGGTATTTATTACAGCCATGATCGCAGAGCCAAATCTTTTCAAGTAATCCCACGCTTCTTCGCCCCACTTCAATATTTTATAGAGCCACTCTAAAAGGCTTTTAACTGAAAACTTTGACAAATCAATTCTATCTATAACCACTTTGAACGCCGAGGTGAAACCAACAACAAACCTTCTTAACACTTCTTGTATATTGCGAATAGAACCCCTCAACCTCTCACCGATCATGATGTTCAGTTCTTGGACAACTGATGCTAACAATTTGAATGCACCATGAACACTATCCATACGGATGTCTGCCATCTTCCTAGCGACACCCTCAACATCTTGTAACTCGTCTACAAGTTTATCAGTAATGTCGCTCATCTTCGCTAACGCAAGAATTGCTGGTCCGCCACGCTTTTGGAATATATCAAAAGCTTTCTCTACGCCGATGCCACCCTCTGTGAATTTCTTTAATGCTGCAATGCCGTTTCTATCTATCTCGCCCGCAATTTCAGCGAATATGTTTTTCAAGCCTGTACCAGCACGGTCTGCTTGCATACCCGCGTTAGATAGTACACCTAACATCGCGGCTGTTTCTTCCAGAGTAATGCCCAGAGCAGAAGCAACTGGCGCGACATACCCAAACGCATGACCAAGTTGTTGCACTGTTGTGTTTGTCCTTGCTGATGCAAATGCAAGAACGTCAACAACACGACCCGCTTCTTGAGCCTCTAGTCCCATGCCACGAACCACCTGTGATGTGATGTCTGCGGCTTCTGCAAGATTCATGTTTGCTGCGGCTGCCAAATCTAGGAGCGCGGGTGTCGCAGCCATTACTTCATTGACATTAAAGCCAGCGCGCGCAAGGAATGACATTGCTTCAGCCGCTTCTGACGCGGTAAACACTGTCGTAGACCCCAACTGTCTCGCTTGCGCCTCTAATCGGGCAAACGTATTATCCCCAATATCAAGAAGAATAGACCTAACTTCCTGCATTTTGAATTCAAAATCAGAAAACACAGCGATCATCTTTTTAACTGCAAGGGTTAGTGTTGCAGCCCCGGCAGCAGCCGCCACAAAGCCAATTTTTGCTAGGCCCCCGAATGTTTTATTTAGAGATTTGCGAAATTTCTTTACAGCCGTCCGTGCTTTACGCAAACCTGTCATCATACCCGTGGTATTTGTGTGAATGTTAATTTTAAGGTTGGCTATTGTTGACATTATTCTGCGCCCTTATTTTTATTTACTAGAGTCATCATAATTGCCTTCATATCTTCTTCGGTCTGCTCTTCCTTCTCGTTTACAATTGGCATAAAATCAATTGGAGAAAAGGCTTTACTACTCTTACCGCGATTCACATTAGCGATTGTGCTTGAGATGATTCCTGCTTGAAGATCGCCTCGTGTGCCGCCAATCGGGTCTAATGAATGGTAAGCAGCCCATTCAGAAAGTTCCCGCGAAGAGAATCTTTCTAAAAGTTCTTTGACACTGCATCCCATCGCAAGGGCTAGGGTAAAATAAAATCGCCGCTCTGGGCGGCGTTTTAGTTTCCCGCTAGTTCCTCGACATCCTCGCCACTAAGACCATTCAGTTTTTGCGAAACACTGAATATACGATCAAGTGCAGCCGCAGATTTTTTGCCCAGTGCATCAACATCTTTGGCTTCAAACAAGCGAGTGCCATCTTCTGTGCAAATAGTTAACACAGCGAGTCTGGCACGAATGTTTTTGAGGTTCATATCACGATTCTTGCCCTTGCCCTCCATCATGGATTGCTCGAACATGTCTCGCTCAGTTCCTGAAAGCGTCCTCACGAACACATCTCCGCCCCATTCGGGGACGGAGACGAGTTCTTTTGGGAGGTCATCACATTGTAAAATGGATTTCTTATCTAACATATTATTCTGGCCCCGCGAATGTCAACGCACCAGATACTTTGATTGAAAAACTTGCGGTCACTTTGTCATCAATAGAAGCGGATGTTGAAAATGAGGTAATAATACCACTAGCAGTGATTGAGGAGGTGTCTGAAAAAGTGATAAGCCAATCTTGTGCGGTTCCAGCATTAAAATCTGTTGTCATATCATCGTGATTCTCATCAGCATCTCCATCATAAGATACTTCTAAACTAACTTCGCCACCGTCTATCATGCCCGCGATAAATGTTTTCGCAGACCCACTAATATCCGTTGTGTCTATTGTTGCAACAGACGCACTTGGGCCTGACACGGATTGCACCAACCCTATGTCCGCACTGTTCCATGAAAATACCGTTCCGTTCCCTGTAATTGCTGGCATAACTAAAATCTCCTAATTTCTTAACTCTCGTACCAAATTATGTAGTCACTAATGATTCGGGAAACGCCCCGATCTTCTGCTACTTGTGAATCTTCAATTAAAACATTGTCACCATCATGATGACAACTCTTTACTACTACCCCTTCGCTTGTCCCAGAATAATCCATGAGTGCCTGTCGCACTTTTTCCGCCAACGTCTTTGCAGCACCATAAGAAGTATCTATGCTTTCAAACGATATAGATGCTCGTGTTATATTAGTGTGTCCTGTTGCACTGTTTTGTGGTTGTGTTCCCAACAACTGATAGGTTATTGCAGGAAAACTGTTTCCTTGCTGTCTGTGTTCAGGATAAATACGGCTACCAACCAATGCGGTTACATCGGCATCATTAACCAGTACACTTCGCAATGCTATTTCAATTGCAGCCATTAAAGTGTCCCCCTAAATGATGCTATTACAGTTCTGCGAACTTCTCTTGTAATTTGTCGTATAGCTTCATCTTGGTTACTTTCAAAAGTTTTTTTCATAAACCTTGTTGCAGGAAAACTCTTTAACGAAGTGGGCGGTCTATCTTTGAATACGTCTGTTCGCCACCATTGCGGCAGATTCCTTGGATGAAAAATCTTCTTTGTTGAAACTCTTGTCTTTGTTCCATATTCTACAAAATTTGCGTACCACGCATCGTTCTTAGATCCTCTTCCGGCATCTACCCCTGTTGTACCCTTAATAGCACCAAACTTCTTTGACACCTTACTTTTAATAGATTTTCTCAATCGTTTGCTATGACCAACTGGCGCATTTGCTTTTCCTGCCACGCGAAAAACCTTGTTACCCTTACGGACAGCGCGACGAAGCATGTTCGCCTGTGTTCTTTCATCAAACTTCTTTATTCTTTTATCAAACTTTTTGAAGCCTGTCCAAGACATTGTTATGCTTACATCTTTTGCCATTACTCAGACACCTCCTCAACGCAAAAAAGCGACATTCTTTCATCCCGCTCGTTTACATTTAACACTGAGTCAATGTTCAACACACGACTGCCAAATAGCAGTCTGCATTTTGGAGAAACACTACCGTTGTATCTCATCACAACACGGTGCGAAACAATCCCGGCTTTCCCCTCGCCTATATCTCGCTCTGACCCGCTCACTGGCTCAACAGCAGCCCAAACAGTGTCGCCTGTTGACCAACTGCCTGTTGCCTCACCATAGTCATCTAAAGTCGTGCTTTGACTTTGAATCGCTACGCGGTGTCGTAATCTTCCGGCTCGAACACTCATCCTAAATCTGGTATCCGATATTGTGTCAACAGTGCATCTATTGCAAGTGGCACAAGATGTACCTTCATGTCAACGGTTGAACCTTCTCTGTTTTCATACCAATGTGCAACCAAGTGTTTGATTGCTAACTTGATTCCTTCTGGCACATCACCAGCCGCTCCATAACCAGCAACAAAAGTTACGATTACTGCGTCCATTTGACTGCGAACGCTTGGCCAATCCTCGTCAACGTCTGGCCGCACTCTCGCTGGCTTACTATTCGCGTCTACGACATACTCGCCTGATGACCATGTTTGGGTTGCGCCGTCCGTGTCAACATATTGAATACTGGTAACACTCTGTGAAGGCGATTTCGGAAGGCGTATCTCTGTTGCCGGAAATTCATCTAATCTAAGTTCAAGTGTTTGTGTAACAAACGCCCTGCCAGTATATGTCTGAGCATACAGCGTAGCACCAGTGATAAGACCACCGATTAAGGTGTCGTCGTCCGATGTGTCTACACGCATGTGCGACTTTGCTTCTGTAACGGTTACAGGGTTTGTTGCCGGATCACTTGATACTACAAGGCTCATTCTTCAGGTGTTTCCACAGTAGATGCCTTGACATCTGCGGTTTCTTTTTTAGAAACTTTAGTTTTTCTAACAACCTTGCTTGAACCAGAGGCTGGCTTTAAGATCCCGCGAACGACTAGGTGTTTTGCGTAACCCTCGTCTAGTTCTACAACTTTGCCAACAGGAAGAAACGATCTGCCATCTTTACCTTGTCCACATTTAATTACTTCATATTCCATATTTTTCTCCAAACTGGCGTGAAGGGTAGCCTAAAACTATTGTCTCAGGCTACCCTAAATAGCCAATGGTTTACGCCATTAAAAGGTGCTTAACTGCGGCGGATGAAGTCAAAACTCCATCAGTACGACGAGTAGCTTTAAAGCCTACTTGGTCGGTTGCAGCATAAAGTTCGTTCAAGCGTTGTAAAACAACTGAGCCACGATCAGCGATCCAGTAATAACTAAAATCGCCAAAGAGAATTGGCTTGAGTCCCGTTGTCATTGCTTCGCAATCTTCAGCGATCACAACTGGTCTGCCGAGAATTGTATCTGGCGCACCCATCGCTAAAGATGGTTGCCATACATATCGGTTGTCGCCATCTTTAAGTTTTCGAATTGCTCCTGCGGCTGTTGAATTAAACATCCACGTTGCGTTTTTACGATAACCTTGTCCAAGCGAGTAGTAGTGTTCAATAATTTCATCAGCAGTTACGGCTGTTTCAGATGCAGCAGTTGTACCCACAGATGAACCATCAGTTACGCCTGTTGGTTTCGCAGAACCATCACCATTAACGAATGATGTTTCTTCGAGATTTGCAAGACCGCGACCGATGTTACGTCCAAGATAGGATGACATATCAAATACTGAGTCAAAGAGTAGTTCATTTGAAATTTGAACAATTACAGCAGCCTTGTATGCACTAAGCGACGCTTGAGCCATTACTGGGTCTGTGCCACCTATTGAGACTTCTTCTGCTACCCAAACAGCAACCGTTGCAGATGATTCAACTGGGATGTTGCGATCTGATTCTGTTGCAATTACAGTAGCAAGTTTACGCATTTGACTTTCATCGTCAAGTGTTTCAACAATCATACGCTGAACAGTTGTTTCAGTAGCGTAACCGCCCTCTGAATTTACTCCTGCTTCCATAGCACGGAGTTCTGCGGAGGTTAAACCGTTTTGACCACGGCGAAGGTATGATGTAAACGCATCACGATATTCGCGTGTTGCAAGTGGATTGGTTTCCCGATCCTCATCATCACCCTTATCAATCGCCAATTCGGTTTTACGTTCTTCAACCTGAGCGAGTTTTTCAGTGTACTGATCTAATCGCTGTCGTTGTGCGATTTCTGCTTCCATGACATCTGAGTCATTTAGCATGGTGTCCACTTTTTCACGCTGTTCTGCGTTCAGTTCACGACCCTCTGCGTCCGCAGCGTCGATGATGGAGCGAGCATCTGTAATCAGTGCCGCTCTTTTTTCAACCATTTCTTGAGTGTTCATATTACTCATTCCTAAAATACGCCGTAAGCATACACAATGCAGCCACGACTATGTTTTGTTTACAAAAAACCAGTAGATCGTACTGCATCGGCAGAAAGGAATCTAATATGTCAGAACACGCGATGGACAGGCAACGGCCTCCGAGCCATAAGGCTCACATAATTCCTCACCTCTTTATACAGAGTGTGTCTAGTATTTCAGCATATTTTTGTTATTTTTTTGCTTCATACGCTCTTAGCCGCAATCGTAGATCAGAATCATCAACCTTCTCTGGCTCAACGACAACTTCCTTTTTAGACAGTTCCATAGACCGAACCGCTACCTCAGTATCTTGATACGCTGGCCACGCAACTACTGAAACCTCAAGGAGTTCCACATCCTCAAGGGTGCGAACCTCTTGACCATCTTCTGTGTTCCAAGAATCAGTCTCAACAATAAACCCAAAAGACATTGAATCAATGTCCCCTCGGCGTACTGACTCAACAATATCTCGTCCGACGGTTGTGTCGGGTGGATCAATCTCGACTCTTAGCCCATGTTCATCTTCAAACACATCTAGCGTTCCAGCCTTATTCCGCCCAATGACTTGATTTGAATCATGTCCAACCAAAGCACGAACATCGGCTCCGTCTGTCAACGTCCTTGAAAACGCACCGGGTTTGATGACTTCAACGAATCCACCCAAATCTTCGCTTCGAGAATTAAAAACGGCTGCATAGCCACTAATTTTAGGCTTACCACTTGCACTACCCTCAACACGAATCTCTTTTACTGTTCTAATTTCTTTATTATTCATTTCTTACTCCACGAGCCATAAATCGACTCTGCTAATAATTTGGCAGCATCTGCCGTTGTTTCGTCGTACCAATTCTTCAATTCTGCTGATGCCACCAAAGCATCGCTATCATTTTCCCTTAAAATCCTTGCCAACCCCTTGAGTGATTCTTCCGCAACCTCGGCGGCTTCCACCCTGATGGCGGATCGCAATAATTCAGCATTCATACCAGTTGCCTCTACAATTGGTTCAGTTATTTCGATCAACCTATCTGGCAGCCGTTTTGAGGCAACAGTCATCTCATCAACAAGTTTTTGTGGATTTACCCGCTTCTCAAGATGCTTAGTTGCCAGCCTACGACCCGCATTCGCTTCTATTGCCAATGCCCTATTACAAGATTCTTTCAGCCACTCTAATATAGATGGTTGAATACTTCGATCTTCATCACTCTCCTGCTCTGGTTCACTAGGCTGTTCGTTTGTTATATCTGTCATGTTTAATGGTTGTAGATATATGTCGCCGCCCTCGACAGGGTTAAGGTTTTCTTTATGACGGATCTCATTAACACTCAAGATGCCAGAATCCCTAGCAATCTTATATGCACTAAACCTAGCCTCAGTGTCGCCTCGCAACAGCCCATCAACATTGTGTTCAGCGAACACAGAATCAGCCATTACAAGCTTGCGCTTGATTTCTTGTTCCCAACGTGCTAGCCAAGGCAATAGGGTATCACGATAGAAACTTAATTGTTGTGCCTCAATATTGCTGAATGTGGCATACTGAAGATCTCCAAGAGTATGGGGTGGCACACGATACAAACGAGCAATTTCAGCCACTTGGAACCGCCTTGTTTCGAGCCATTGGGCATCATCAGAAGGTATTGAGATGTTATGAAACTTCATCCCCTCCTCCAGAATCGCCACTCGGCTAGAGTTGCCAGCACCACGATGTAATTTCTCCCAACTTTCACGAAGGTTCTTCACACCATCTTCAGACAATTTGCCGGGATGTTCAAGAACGCCTCCGGGATGTGCGGCATTTGAGAATCTGTCTCCGCCCATCTTTTCTGCGGCAACAGTTAGCCCTAGTGCTTCACGAGCAAGGCGAATGGGTGACTTGCCAATTATGCCATCTGATGAGTAACTCTTAATATGTAAGATTTGCGATGGCTTCAAGACAACCCTTTGGTCGTAAACATAAAACAACTCCCCGCCGTCAATACGAATTTCCACATTGTCTGGTAATAGCGGCCAAAGTTCTGCGGGTCTACCAGCACCATCTCTAACGATTTCGGCATATCCGTTACCGTGCGTCAACGCATTGCCTGTCATAACCTCGCGGAAGGTATATGATGACATCTCTGAATTAGGCTCGTCGTGCAGCAACCGCCAAAGGGTGTTTTCTCTAAATTCCTGCCGCGTGCCATCATTATTGTCTTTATACACCTTCAAAGGTAACGCGGCAAGAGTTTCTGCAATAACTCTTACAGCAGCATAAACCGCAGTAATTGATAACGCAGACTCTGGGGTTACGGTTACGCCAGAGGATGTTGGTGGTCCAATCAGTGCCTCGTTTAGCCATTGAGGAGGATTCCCCAATCCCGCCCTCTCTTCTACTTCATTTGTTTTTTCTATTTCACTCATAAGATTGTCAATCCACGATCCTCGTCGTTGTAAATACTTCGTTCATCACCCATACGCCCATCATCGTCAAGCATCGCTCTACCCAGAGCCATCACTAATGCAACTATCGGGTCGATACGTTGCAGGGAGTGTTTCTTGCTTGGTCGAATGTTTTGATTATTATCTGTTTCTATTGCCACGTTTGATGCACACCACCTCAGTACAGGGTGGTCGAAGTGGCACAACCTTCCCTCTGTAACTAACGCTTCTAGGTAGTGGCTAGGCTCTGTCATCGTCCTGAACGCCTGAGGAACCGCCGCCACAGGTACGCCTTCGTCCTCAAGTCTCTTCGCCACGAGTTTTGCGTTCCAAGGGTCAATCGCAACTTGTTGAACCGAAAATCTGGTACACGCATCCAAAACAGTTTGGACGATGGTTTCATGGTCAATTGTCTCTCCTGTCGTTGTTCTCATATCTCCGTCGTCGTACCAAACATCGTAAGGAACCCGATCTTCCCTTGCTCGCAGGAATAACCTTTCGTGAGGCAGGAAAGTATTGGTAACAACCGCATAACGATCATCTTCCATTCGCACCACCATTACAACTGCGGTAAGGTCGTGCCTTTCTGAAAGGTCAATACCAATCCAACACGGCAAACCTTCTTCGAGTTCTATATCTAAATCGCCATCTCTTGTACAAGAATCCCACCTCTCCATAGAAATCCATCGGTCGGCTTGCTCGGTCCACCTGTTCAAATATAGTCTTAGAAACGAGTTTCTAAAGCCCGGAACATCTTTTGCTCTTTTACATTCTCTTTCCAGAAAATCTGTGCTGACGCTGATGTCAAGATTTGGATTTGCTTTTTTCCATGTTTCAGGATCTTCCCAATCATCGTCTGCTCCTGCGGCGAAGATTACTGGCAAGAATGCCGGATCTTCAATAATCCCATCCCGCACCTGTTCAGCGTACTTATGCACCTCATAACAGATTGTTGTTTGATCGTACCCCGCCGTAGTAATACCGATTACCAGTGGCTGGCGGCGCGCTCCTGTTGATGTGACCAAAGTGTCCCAAAGATCTCTCGATTTCTGAGTGTGCAATTCATCGAAGATAATTCCATGAGCATTGAAGCCGTGTGCTGAGTGTGCGTCTGCGGCTATACAGCGATATGTACTCTTTGTAGAGTCAACCATAATTGAGTTACGATACAGGGTGCATCTCTTGTTAAGTATGTCATCGCTCTGGACAAAGCCCTTTGCAACTTGGAACACAATACCAGCTTGATCTCGATCAGAGGCAGCACCATACACTTCAGCCCCCGCCTCACCATCTGCGGTCAACAAATACAAAGCCAAGCCAGCAGCAAGGTGTGACTTCCCATTCTTTCGAGGAATCTCCATGTAGGAAGTTCTGTACCGCCTAGATCCATCACGCCTCTTCCACCCAAACAAGTTCCCGATAATTGCCCGTTGCCAACCAGATAACTCAAACGGCTTACCATTAAACTTACCCTTACCATGTCGCAAAAACTTGGGGAAAAACTCAATTGCACGAGTGGCTTCATCTTCGTCAAACCAATGGTCATCGGTTGCCGTCGTAGCGGGGTCATACCCTCCCGGCAAAGATTCTAGTTTTAGGCTTGCTTCAGCCAAAATAAGATTCCTTCGACGCTCTGTCTACATCCTTCTTCTTTCGATCAGTGGCGGGAACCCTTACTCTTGAAGATGGAGTTAATCCAAATTCTGTTTCGAGTTTCACTAAGTCTTTATTTAATGCTTCAACAACACGAGAATAGGGTGATCTAACAGGGTCGCCTTTTGCGTTGATAAATACATCGCCCTCTTTTGCCAACACTTCCAACGCATCTACATATCGAACATACGTCATACAGAGCCGAGCAAGTGCGTGTCCATCAAGAGTTGTGATAATACCTATCTCCATTAACTCTGCAACCAATTTCTTCCATTGATATATTGCCTTACGCCCCTTTAACCATGAGGGCATCCTAGGCTCTCCCGGCTCGACTTCGACTTCATCAGCTCGACCCGACCGTGTTTCGCTTACCCATTTTGATCCTGAGAGTTTCAACATTGCGGTGGGTTTTGGTTTAGGCCCTCGTTTACCCATAGATTATCTCTCCAATGTCTATTTGCTCTTTCTTTTTGCCATACCTCTTAATGTAGGCGGCTTTGCTTGCGTACCAAGCATTTATTACTGTTTCCAATTTTCTGTTCTCATCCTTTTTCGCAGCAGCAAGAGCCGCGTCCTGCCCATTATCAATAACGATAAGTTTCCCGCCAGTTTCTTCCGCAAGGTCATTTGCACCAGAATAATCAGTGAGAATAATAAAAGCCTTCCTGCTTTCATTTATTCGCTTTGAGTGCTTTACAACAGTCTCTCTAATCGCCATACCAAGAGAAATGTCGTTTGGATCAACTGGAATCACAGCAGCCATAACCTTGTCCCAATCAAAAACAATATCGTTACGCCTAATCTGAGAGTACACATACGTTCTTTTTCCTGCATAGGGTGGTCCATTCACAATACGAATGTTGTCGTGCGATCTCTCGGCATTACCAGCATCTTGGATTGTTTTCTTTTTGTGGCACTCTACACAAATACCCTGAAGGTTCTCTCTATCGTTTCCACCACCATCACATTTTGGGGTGATATGGTCAACTTCTTCGGATGGACTATTCTTGCAAACCATACAAAATGGTTCTTCGGCAAGCACCATCTTCCTGAGTCGCCTCCACGCGACACCATACCCACGCTTATGCGCGGATAGGTGTCTACGCGGCACTTCTCCATCTACCTTCTTCTTCGCTCCATGTGCTTCACATTTTTTACTACCCGCCACCGCAAGGTGGTTGCAGCCAGCGTGTGTGCAGAAGGTTCTCATTGATTATCGTTCTCATCTAATTTGCGTTTCATGTTCTCGTCATCTAGTTTTTTAATACTAGCACCACCGTGCATAGCAATAACGCCGAACATGTGTTTAGCCGCCTCGACCCATGCTTCCTGAAGCCAAGAGTGAAGTTCGTCCCATTCCGCAGATTCGGTGTCCGTGTGTATCTCAACACGCTCTTTCATGGTTTTGAAAGCCACCAAAGCACAGGATTCTATAAGGTCATTAGTAGGGTGTGGCATCTTCGCCATGCGATAATCTATCTGTATAGCGTTCGTTACCATTAATTATCGAAAAACCGATCAAGCCATGTCCGGCAAGACCACACACCAAAAGCAAAGCCAGCAGCCCCGCACAAAACCGACCACCACACTGTTCCTAAAAAATCAGCCATTTTAATTGTCTCCTAACAATTTCTCGTAAACCATTCGGCACATTCAACGATTATCAATAGTCTCGCCCAAATCAACATCAGGATTTCCTCCAAGCCGCGTCATACGCGGGATCACTCGCTCGCCTTGCAGCAACCGCTTCTCTTGGGGTCGTATTCCGTTTAGGGTCAATTGCCTCTCTATCAAGCTCGACATCCCTTTTAACGCTTCTAGGAATAAATAGACCTAAAGCCCAAAAAAACCGTTTTATCAGGGAACCAATCCCTGTATACCAAAGTAAAACTAACACACCTAGAACTATACCCGCATACGCAAGGTTGTTCATCATCTTCCCCCACCAAGGAACACTATCCTCGATGCCAGTGATATTCGCGTGTACGGTATCCGCAGCATCAATGATATTGTCTTGGTGTTCATCTATTGAAGCGGCTAACTCAGCGACTTCTACTTGATCTGTCTTAGTGATAATCTCATTAGCATCTATCTTACTAGCCGATGCCTCATGAATGACGTTTGTGGCAGCAGCCGAAATAGCCTGAGATGCCGAACAACTACTTAGTCCAAAGCCAAGACAGGAGAATAGGAACACAGCCAGCCATTGCCCCAAAGATAGCCCCCATAGTTTTCGCTTTCCACCGTAGCCCAGTAATGTGTGAATCCATCCTAGAAAGCCTGTCCTCAATTTTAGACACCCGGCTGTCCAAAGAGTCCAAGCGGTGGAGTACCAGTTTTTGATACTCGCTCCAACCATTCTTGTTCGACATAAATTATTCTCTTTCATAAAGTTTGCATCCCTATCTTTATTCTGCCTGAGTCCCCTCATCTTCCATATTCTCATCAAAAAATGTATCTAATGGAATAGGGTCGATATATGGGGTTGTTGGTCTGCTGGCTCTGCCAATCGAATCTGTCCCTTCACCAGCTCTCCAGATTCTCATTTTAGTCTGTTTTGTGTAAATAGCCGGAAGCCTGTACGTCAATACCCGATCTAGCCAAGTGTATAGACCCGAACGGCTAGGATCATATTTTCCTGAATTCTCATTTATCAGAATCCACCCTTCCGCAACTATTTCGTCGTAATCCCATTTAGGGAAACGCTTGCACTTGACAGACCAAGAAGCCCATCGGTTTAGGCAATCCAGAAGTTCAGCCTGATCTAACACGGTATATCCACCACATCTCCATCGGCAGAAGCGTACCAAATTCTTCCTTTTTTGGTTTTGCTTATTTAGTTATTAGTTATTTATTATCTATTACTTATTCTTTATGGATTATTAATAATTACTATTATCTACTGTTATGTTATGTTATGTAGTCCGCAAAATGTCCGAACGAATGCGGACAAAATGCGGACATTTTGACTTGCAGAGTTTGCAAGTCAACCGCACTGGCGTTACCAAGAATAGCCATTTCTAACAAAACGCCCAAAACCCAAACCACCCCATAAGATTTCTGGCGAATACGCTTTTAGTAGTAAACACAAAGTGTGTCCGCAACCTGTCCGCAACGATGCGGACAAAAAGCGGACAAAAGTAAACTTTTGATTAGCCAAAAAATTTGATCTGGCAAGCCCACCGATCTAGCAAAAATCAATCAACGTATTCGAAAATGTGGC